ATTTCCAGTGATGGTTGCATTATCTGCAATGGTTGTTTCAGAAGTAGTGTGTCCAATCGTAACTGCAATACCACTTGTTTCAGTTGCTACCTTTAAAGCACCTACTGCATTTGTAATATAAGAATTAGAGCCATCATGATATAATGTAAGATCTTGGGAATCACCAATTTTAAGTGGCGTAGAGTCAGTTAATAATAATGAATCTGCTGACTCATCCCATAAAAAATAACTTCCAGAAGTCGCGCCAAAGAATTTAACATCATGTCCAGTATCATCAACACCAACATTAATAACATCTGTGAATTTAAATAAATCCTCATCTTCCATCCATGTTAAAACACCATCAGAATCTGCGCCATTAAATGTTAGAGTATAGTCAACACCAGCTGCACCTGTGCCGATTGTAAAATTATTACTAGTATCAAAGACTGCTGTCTTACTTGCAGGTAATGTTACAAATACATCTTTAGTACCTGCACTAAAACTAACCGCACTATCACTATTAGAACTTGAGATTACCGTTGTCCGTGCAAGGGTGTCTGTTGATGCATCAGTAACGGTTCCTAAACCAAGTTCCCATTCTGTCTCACTCCTATTAACGATAGCATAATAAGTAGTATTACTATTACCAACACCAGCAACAAATGTTTGAAATCCGTCAACGGCTCCGTCTAAATTTAATGTCCCTGTACCAGTAGTGGTCGACGTTTCACGGACTCTGTCATCTAATACTAATGCCATAACTAACTCGTAAATCCATCTGTTCTGCGAACTGCAAGTTCACCATTAATTGATGCTAACGCTTCTTGATAACGCTTTTCATATACTTGCATCATCTGTGTGTTTTTATCATAAATTGCAGCTTCAATTAAGCTACCATAAAGTAGAGCATCGTATGCATTTGCAGTTAACCAACTAGTAGTTGAGCTACTAGAAATAGCATCGAATCTTTTTCTATAATTCATTTCAATTGTTAATGCTGCACTTGGTGTTGGTGCAACAATTAAATAATCATCATCCCAATCAGCATAGTATTTTGGTGTTCCCGTACTTGTTCTAGTTGGCCAATACTCATTAATAAAACTAACATCTCTGTATTCAAGACCTGTTCTTGCCGCAGCAGACGATAATACTTGAAATGATATCATAGTAATTAAATCAGAAGGTTTAGTAATGAATGGATCACTAATTGTTAGAGTAGATGTTTGATGTTTAAATAATTCTGGACAGTTTTTAATTTCCCGCGATAAACGTAATTCAACAGTATCAATAAACTGATCACTTTCAGTTGCAAAATCAGAACTGTTATTTTCTGTTAGATCAATTAAATCTGCTTTTAGTATTGCATAAGTCGTCATAATTCCTCGCTACGATGTAGAAACAGTTACTGTTCCCATCTCAAATTGCATAATTAAATCTGGTATTGGATCTGCAGGTTTTGTACTACCCGATGCAGCTACTTCAAATCTTGCTTCTGCACCACCACCAATTTTAGCATACACAGTGTGTGCTTCTTTTGGTCTTGCATTTTCCAATGCCTGTGCATCAGCAGCAACTGGTCCCGGCTCTAGCTGCGGATGTTTGCCTTCGTATTCAGTTTTATGAACGAAAGAACCATTCCATTCTTTTACCATTTCTTTATAGGGAAAAGCAACCCCACTTCTATCTGATATAGCCTTTGAATGTTTTCCTCTTGCTCTTGCCATATTAGTTCGCCAATGGATTTTCTGATCGAGCTATCGCTTCTTCAATTTTTATCCCGTTAAATTCTATTGCTTTGCCATTAATCGCAATATCAGCTTTTAAACTCTCAATATCTGCTGCTAGTGCTCTTATTGTATCCTGTAGCTCATTAAAATCAGCCGCTTGACTATCAAGTAGGTCTATATAGTTCTTATCGTGTGCTGCTCCAAGAGCATTAACTCTATCATTTATCTTTTCATTTAATTCTTTTATATCGTCAGTGATTCCTGATAGATCAGTTGTTTCATACGACACATTTTCAACTGCAGATAATCTTGTATTAAATTCTCCCCATGCATAAAAGCCTCCACCAATAGCTCCAATAACACCAACTAGGGCTGCGTATGATGACAACTTATTCATTAGATCTGGCATTTAACATCTCCTTCAATTCTATTAAAACCTTAGTTTTCCTGCTGTTGATATCCCGCATTTTCTTCTCATGCTGGACCACAGGATCTTGGCCGACCATATTCGTGACCATAGCAACCTGATCATTATAAATGGTATAATCGTATGTGTCTAGACTGATTTGATTGAAGAATGCAGGATTTCCACTTGGTAATTGCCTAGTATCAAACAGCGCTGCGTTCATATTAAAGTAGCTCGACATATCTGGTTGCTGAGAGATCATTTCTCTACTTACAATTTCATTGATTACATTAAGGGTGGCTGTAGTTTGTTGTACGGTGTTTTTTATCTGTGATTTAATAACCTTTTCAATTGCAGCTATTTTAAAATCAAGCTCAGTTTCTAGTTCTGGCTCTCCTTGAGCATCTTGTTCAACAGTATCTGGTTCTTTAGCTGGACTTCCTTCAGCAACTGCGAGTTCAGTTGGCTCCTCGTCGATTTCTTCTTGTTGGGGATCATCTGCTGTCTCCTCCGGCTCGTCTGCAACAGGGCTTTCGCTACTGGGTTGTTCTTCAACTTCATCAGGTTTCTCCATCTCCGGTTCATTGTCAACGGACGCTACTTCTTCCATTGGAGGTTCGTCCATAGGCTCTTCCTCTATTATATCTTCTTCCATAGGTTCTTCAATTATTTCTTCTGCCATTTCCATAGGTGGCTCTTCAAAATATTCTTCAACCATCTCCTCAAACATTTCTTCTGCCATTTCTATATCCATTTCTTCCATTGGCATTTCTTCAAACATCTCGTCAAAGTCTTCTATAAATTCATCATCAGTAAATGCATCAATATACATATCTTCATCAAAATATGTATCCTCCTCAAAGTACATCTCTTCATTGTCAAAATAATCATCTATTATCGGGAGATCGTCAAAGGCTAATGAATATTCTTCTTCGTAATAGTCTTCATTAATTTCGTAATCAAATTCTTCCAATTCAATGTTTGTGTCATACTCAACATAATCAGGTTCGTAGTTGTATTCGTAGTCATCGTAGTAGGTGTCGTCATAGTACTCATCTTCAAAAAAAAAGTCATCCGTCAAATAATAGGCAGTCTCTTCTTCAAAGTACTCTTCTTCCTCATATATATCATCATAGAAATAATCGTCATTCCAATCATATTCATATTCGATATATTCTGTATTGATATAGGTGTCTTCATAAGAGTAATCATCTTCAAAAATCTCACCTTCAAAAATCTCATCAATAGTATCTGCAACGTCTGCTATCTCCTCCTGTGCTGGGCACGTAGGTGGGTTTTTCTGATAGCAAAACACAACTGTAGAAACACTTTGTTCTGTTAGTGCCAAATAATTTATAATAACTTCGGGGCGCACCACATCGACTCCGCTGTGGCCTCCGTTCCAGTTTCCTGCATTATCATCTACATCAAAATCAAATCGTGCTGTTAATGTGCCATGAGTATTCTCCTCGTCTGGAGCAATAACAAGAGTGTTTTGGTAATTATTAAATTGATAGTTATGATTAGTTGTGTCTTCTAGTAATAATACTTGTGTTGTAGATCCATTTGTATCAGTAGCTGTCTGTGTCATGGTAACGGTAGACTCCCATTGATTCCACCATCTGATGTCTGCTTTAAAAGTAGAAGTTAGTCCTTCTTTCAGTTCGTTCTCTGTTAATATACCTTGTGAATTAATTACTGATTCTGCATACTTTCCATCTTTGCCGGTGAGATATATAGACTCATTAATGTCTGATGAATCGGGGAACATGGATCCTGTCCAACTACCATCAGTCCAGTCCTGACTAACTAGGTTGTCTGTAACTGCTGTACTGCCAGTTGTGTAAGTGGTGTGTGTTGTGGTATCTCCTGGATTAGGAGTATTTTCTTCTATAATTATGGTATCTGCAAAACTAATTGTCGAGATTAACGACGTTACCGCTGCCATCAAGAATAACTTGCGCATTTGGGTTCCCCTCTAGCTCTTCAATAATTTGATCATCCACTTCTTGCATATATCTAAGTGCTTTTGTGTACTCTTCATAGTCTGGTCTTTGTTTGTCATACTTATTCCATTCTTCTAGAGCCTCTGCCCCAATTTTTCCTTGGAAGGGGCACGGTGTCCCGGCATGAGCCATGCTCTGAAATACTCTAGCGTCTTGACACAAAATGCTGACCGCGGCTACCTTCATATTATAATCATAAAGGAGCTTGGATAATTTCATTCTTTCACAATTCATATCTCGTTTTGTAACACCAATGCTTGCACCAAGTCCAAACTTCTGTATTCCACCGGAAACACCAGTAGTACACAAATCTTGGCTCATCGAAGATATAGCAGGAGCTGAAGCAGAGGGTACTACTCTAGAGTCTCCAGTATATGCATTATTTGTGGTTGCGTTGTTTGTTGTGGTAGTAGAAGTGGATCCGTCCTGATATTCTGTAACTGAGCTACTTGAATATCCACCAGTGATGGCAGTATTTGATCCTGATTCATTAGTCTGGGTGTTGTCTGTTGCGCCTGCATCATTAACATCATTTGCTGACATGGCAGAATTCATAAGATAACCCAAAGCAATTAAAGTGCACACCATAGCTCCAATTACAATCATTATATATTTTACCACTAAACTACCCCCGTTGAATTTGACCAAATATATCCCATTATAAATAAAAAGGATATTAAATATATTTTAATTTCCAAGAACATCTTCTGTTAAAATTTTAACAATTCTCTTTCGCCCCATGTCTATCTCTACCTCAGCCTCTACCTGGATGCATTTCATAAAGATGCCTTCTTGATCGGGGCCTATGTTCTGTGTAGCGACACGTTTGGTCTTCAAACAATCGTGCATCCCCTCAGTTGGCACTGTCTCTATTAAATTTCCGTTTAAAATTAATAATACTACAAATAAAGTTTCTTTCATTAGTGTGTTATCCCATTCTGTCTTATCTTATCTATTAACATCTCAACATCTATCATACGTTCTTCTATAA